AATCTTGATTCTGCAGATGAGTTAGTTAAATTAGATCAAATAAAAAAAACAAAAGGTGATTTAATTACAAGCAACGTAGCTCCTAATGTAGATGAGTTTAGTGACTTTACTCTTAGCCCAAAAGAGTTAACAGAGATAACGGGCAAACCTTTTACCGAATCTCTTGACAAAAGTGTAGATGAAATATTTTATGCAACAGACAGTCAGTTTGGAGGCCCTTTGGTACAAAAGTATGGGCCAGGAACTCCAGGAGAAAGAGCTTTAAATTACTTTAATAAAATAGTCAACAATAATGAAATGACCTTTGATATTGGTAATGGGTTAAGAATACTTAAAGAAGCTACTCAAGTTAATGCAGAAAGATTAAAAGGCTATCCTATTGATCCTTATGCCAAAGGCAGCAGAACAAACTATATGAAATTGCCTATTAGGTCTAACTTTTTAAAAGCTGTAAAAGAAGGCAAAGATGGTATGTACTTTGACTCAGCTGCAAAAAGATTAGGCGCAGAGGGTGGAGAGGACAGCGAATTATTACAAGGCGTTTTTAGAGAAGGGGAAAATGAAATAGATAGAATTATTAGGGAGCTTGGTGTAGATCCTAAAGATTATGTTTTAAAACCAAAAGATATTGAGTTTAAAGGTCCAGGATATAAATTTGATGGAACCTACGTTAAGATTGATGATCTAATAAGAAAGCTAGTTGCAGAGAAGGGCGTTGACGCATTTGAGGCTGGTGGCCCTGTAAACATCCAAGATCAATTAAATCAACTAAACGAAACCATATTGCCTATAGATACTTCTTCAGACGTAGGCTCTATTAAGCCAAATGATTTTAATTCTTTACTTAAAGAAACAGGCATTAGTCCAGTTGGCTCTAAAGGTGCAGAATCTATTATATTAGCTATGTCAATACGAGCTATGAATCCTTTGCAAAAAGCTCAAGCAATAAGAGCTTCAACAGCTCCTGTATTAAAAAAACTAAAATCTTTACACGAACAAAAACAAAAATATGTTGAAAAAAATAGCGCAACCCAAGTTAATAAATACGCTGAAAGATTAAATAGATACAACAGAGATATTCAGTTGGCTGAAAATAAAATAAAAGATATTTCAAAAATGTATGATCCTAAAAATTACAAAACAGGTGGCGCAGTAGATGAAAGTAAAAAAGAAGCAACTGAAAGAAGATTAGATGCAGGCGAAGAAATAGATGATATTTTAAAAGACTTGTATGGAACAGCAATTGCAAGCGAGTTTGGAGAATATGACTACAACGCTCCGCTTAACAGGTTTCAAAACTCTATAGAAAGTAGTTTTTCTAATTATCAAGACTCTATAGAAAAAGATCTTTCCAATCAATTTGATTTTAAATACAAAGATGACGTAATGGATATTTATAAATCAGATGATCCTGAAGCTAATATTGAAAACAGAGCAAGAAAATTTTCAACTAATTCTATTAATAGTTTGTTAGATGATTTAAATCTACCTGTTGATGTAAGCAGAAGTAATTACGGAACAAGCTTTGATAAAAGAATGAATGTAGCTCCAAACACTAACGTAACTTTAGATGCATACAAATCAGATGATGGAGACTTTACAGGAGATTTAAATCTTAGGTATTCAAATAGAGGAAAGTATGGAAATATAGATTTGCAATCTGAAATAAATGAGCTAGGAGATACGCAAGATAAAATTAAATACAACCAAAATATAGGGCCATTTTCAATACAAGCACGCAAAACAGCCGGAAGAGACGCAACAGGATCTGTAAGCTATAATTCACCAAGCATACCTGTTGGTAACGCTCAAACCATTCAAGCAAGAGCTGTAGTTGATAATCTATTAAATGCTAAAGGACAACTAGATTATATGTACAACAACCCAAATACTGGATATTTTGTTAATGCCGGACTAGGACTTAACTCACAAAGAGGCCCAGAGTTTAATTTAAAATTTGGTAAAAACTTTTGAACCTAGCCCATCTTTCTGATCAAGAGATTAAAGAAACCCTAGTTCTAAAAGAACGCTTAGAGCTTTTAAAAAAACGACAAGGATGTGAAGACACCTTTTTAGACTTTGTTAATTACATGTGGCCAGAGTTTATTTGTGGACGTCACCATCAAATCTTTGCACAAAAACTAGAAGATGTAGCTAGTGGCAAAATTAAAAGATTAATTATTAACATGCCTCCTCGTCATACCAAGTCCGAGTTTTGTTCTACTTATTTTCCAGCCTGGATTATGGGCAAGCAACCTAAAAGAAAAATTATGCAGACAACTCATACAGGTGAGTTAGCCGTAAGGTTTGGTCGTAAAGTTAGAAACATGATGGATACAGATGAGTATCGAAGAATCTTTACAGAAGTACAATTAAAAGCAGACAGTAAATCAGCTGGTCGTTGGGAGACTGACAAAGGCGGAGAATACTTTGCTGCGGGTGTGGGAGGAGCTATTACAGGTCGTGGTGCGGATCTATTAATTATTGATGACCCTCACTCGGAACAAGACGCCTTAAGTCCTACTGCTATGGAAGCATGTTGGGAATGGTACACCTCTGGACCTAGACAGCGTTTGCAGCCTGGTGGAGCTATCATTCTTGTTATGACGCGTTGGAGTTCCATAGATCTAACGGCTAAGTTGCTAGACGCACAAAAAGAATCAGCCGCTGACCAATGGGATATAGTAGAGTTCCCAGCAATCTTTCCAGAAACTAACAACGCTTTATGGCCCGAGTTCTGGTCAATAGATGAGTTGCAAAAAGTTAAAGCATCTTTGCCTGTACAAAAATGGAATGCTCAATGGATGCAAACCCCAACATCCGAAGAAGGGTCTATTGTTAAAAGAGAGTGGTGGAAAGCTTGGGATCACGATTCTTTGCCGTCAGTTAGTTACATCATACAAAGTTACGATACAGCCTTTAGTAAAAAAGAAAATGCGGATTACTCTGCTATTTCTACTTGGGGTATTTTTAGACCAACGCAAGATGCACCTGACTCTATTATATTGTTAGATGCGCAAAAAGGTCGTTGGGATTTTCCAGAGTTAAAAAGAATAGCCTACGAAGAATATCAATACTGGGAACCAGACATGACATTAATTGAAGCCAAAGCATCAGGAACTCCGTTAACTCATGAGCTTAGAAGACTGGGGATACCTGTAGTTAATTACTCACCAACAAGAGGGCATGACAAGTCAACAAGGATGCATTCAGTTGCACCTATATTTGAGTCCGGATTAGTGTGGGCGCCTGAAAAGAAATTTGCTGAAGAGATGATTGAAGAATGTGCTGCATTTCCCTTTGGAAAAAATGATGACCTATGTGATACTATGACTCAAGCCTTAATGAGGTTTAGAGAAGGTGGCTTAGTTTCTTTGAATGATGATTATACAGATAGAGAGAAAGCACCAGTAAAAAGGGTATATTACTAATATGGCAGTAGAAAAAGACATAAATCCAACAGTTCTTAATCAAGAAAATCAAGTGCCTCTTGGACAAGAAGACATGAGTATTGCTTTAGAAGCTCTTAGAGAATCTGGGTCTGAAGGTTTTGAAATGCAAGAAGATGGTAGCGCTATATTAGGACAAACTGATTCAGAAGAAATGGAAACAGGATTTGACTCTAATCTTGCCGAAGTAATTGACGCTAGCGATTTAAGAACAATATCTAATGAATTAGTAGCAGGGATTGAAAAAGATAAAGGATCTAGAGAAGACTGGGAAAGCACATATACAGACGGCCTTAAATACTTAGGCATGAAGTTTGATGCCGAGAGATCCGAGCCTTTTGCCGGAGCTTCAGGTGTTATTCATCCGTTGTTAGGAGAGGCAGTTACAACCTTCCAAGCTCAAGCTTACAAAGAACTATTGCCTTCTGGTGGGCCAGTTAAAACTCAAGTTATGGGAGCGTATAGCTCTATGTTAGAAGAGCAAGCGCAAAGAGTTAAAGATTTTATGAACTACCAAATTACTCATGTAATGGAAGAGTTTGATGAAGAGTTAGATCAAATGCTTTTCTATCTACCTTTGGCTGGGTCTGCATTTAAAAAAGTTTATTACGATGAAAACTTAGGCAGGGCCGTATCAAAATTTATTGCTCCTGAAGATTTAATTGTTCCGTACTACACAACAGATTTAGAAAGCTGCACAAGAATAACTAACGTTATTAAGATGGCAGAAAATGATGTAAGAAAATTACAGGCTGCTGGATTTTATCGAAAGATAGATTTAGAAACTGGAGAGAACTCTAATAGTTTTACAGATGTAAAAGAAGAAATAAATAAACTTTCTGGTATGGAACCTACCTACGATGACGGAGAAGTGTCTCTTCTATACGAGGTTCATTGTAACTTAGAGCTAGAAGGCTATGAGGATATGGATGAAGATGGAGAGCCAACAGGAGTCAAGCTTCCTTACATAGTTACACTAGATACGCATTCAAGTGAGATCTTATCTATTAGAAGAAATTACAAAGAAGACGATACTCTTAAAAAGAAAATAGAATACTTTGTGCATTTTAAATTCTTGCCAGGACTAGGATTCTACGGTTTTGGATTAACACACATGATAGGTGGGTTATCTAAAGCATCAACATCTATTATGAGACAATTAATTGATGCAGGTACTTTAGCTAATTTGCCCGCAGGATTTAAAACTAGAGGCATTAGGATTAGAGATGAAGACACGCCTATTCAACCTGGCGAGTTTAGAGACGTAGATGCTCCGGGTGGATCTTTACGCGATTCTATCCAACCATTACCTTTTAAAGAACCTAGTGCAACATTACTTAACCTACTAAACATATTAGTAGATTCAGGTCAAAAATTTGCATCTATTGCAGAGATTAATACAGGACAAGGCAACCCAAATGCTCCAGTAGGAACAACGCTTGCTTTGCTTGAAAGATCTACCAAGGTATTATCTGCAATCCATAAAAGATTGCATAATTCTCAAAAGAAAGAATTTAGAATATTGTCTAAGGTTTTTCAAGAGTACTTGCCTCCAGAATATCCTTACGCTATAGCCAACAATGAATCTTCTATTATGTTGTCTGACTTTGATGAAAAGGTAGATATATTTCCAGTTTCAAATCCAGACATATTTAGCCAATCACAAAGAATTGCTATGGCTCAAGAAATGATGCAGTTAGTTCAATCTAACCCACAAGTTCATGGACCTAGTGGTACTTACGAGGCTTACAAAAGA